GTGTACTGCTTGCGTTGAACTTGTAATCAGCCACAGGGTACGACTCAGGGTCAAACTGCATGTACCGATGCGCTGCTTTTTTAACAAACGGAATTAAGAAGGACTGCTGGAAGTTAATCAGGGTGCGCTTGTGACGTTTAATAATAGCGCCAAGAGACATACTAATGCCAGCGGCAGTAGCCTCGCCGTTAACACTACCAGCGATTCCTGCTGAGTCCACTGCTCCCGTTGCTTGTTGTACCATCTGCTGCAGTGCTCCTGCCTGAGCAAAAGTAATTTGACTAACCTGACCAAAGTTGAATGGCTGAAGTACTTCACGAGGGTCTCCGTTGGTTAAAATCATCTTACCGGGGCGTACCTCAGGTTTTGCCCCTCGTGGTAGCCTAGTTGCGTCAATAGCCATCATTGGGTGAATAGTGAGGCTAAGAGCGTCAATTCTAGCTCGCAACTCTGTGTCCAAAGCTTTCTGAGAGTTATACCCCTTTTCGCAGACTCCACGACCCCAGAAGCGTCCGGGTACTACGTCCCAAGGGAATGCAACAACAGGACGGTCTTCCATCATGTAAGGATTGGCTTCGGCCTTTAAAAGTATACCGCCGTTAGCAACCACTACAACGGCTTCTACGTACTTTGTCTTAAACCCTTTCTCAGGTACTGCTTCTTCGTCTTCTTCGCTCAGAGCCGAATCTAGAAGCTCTCGTGGCACTAAACCATAGTACTTCGTAAGTCTTACCTTGTCGTCATTGTAAATAGTAATATCTTGGTCAGGTTCAAGATCGGTGTCGGGAGCAGCAGGACCAACATAAACGTCACGATACACACCTTGTTCTTGTAATAGTTCTACTTGGTGTAGACTTACGAATTCATCAATAGCTACACCCAGAGCGTCTTCTACAGAGGTTGCTACAGGGTCAATCAAAAAATTCTGAGGTAGTACAGGCTTAAGTTTAACCTTGACACGATCTGTAACGTTTACTCCTACTGCTTGCAAATCTCCGTCCATAATGGGCTGAGTAGCAGGAGCCATTTCTTTAACTTCTTCAATAACAATTTCACCGATGCCTGTACCAAACACAGCAGCATTAATAAGACACTCTGCAACTGATTTACGAATCATGCAGTTTTCAAAGTCTTCCGTAAGTTTGTTACGTAAGAACAACACGTCTTCTTTCTGACTGTCACCAAAGTTATCACTTACGTCAAACCACTTACCACGTCCAAAGGTAGCTTCTTCTAGTTCTGCTACATTAGACTCAACTGCCTGTTGTAGTGCAGGAGAAATAATACGGGAACGCTCAGACCTACGCTCACTGTCAGCAGGGTCCCATATACCACGCCATAGTCTATAATATTCTTCAAATCTTGCTTCATAATTACTTTCGTAGTAGTCCCTCCAATCTTCACACTTGGTAATAACCCAATCTTCAATCGTTTCTTCAACCATAAGTGGGTCTTGTTCATATAAGTCAGTCATATTAGTATCCTGCTACCACGTCTAAAATTTCATGGTCTTCTATTTCGTAGTCGTAGTCGTACGCTACTTTTGCCAATTGGTCAATGTACGCTAAAGCGTCCACTAAATCGTCATGGGTCAAAGGGTCAGGAAACTGAAAGAGTTGGTCTAGGAATCTAGAGTTCCACTCTCCTTTGTTCAGCGTAATGTACCCATTTTCAAAGCGCCCCTGTAGCGCCCACATTACTCTGTCGGTTTTCTTTTTGTTACCGTGTGTCAACTCTTCTACTCTAAAGAATGTTCCGTACCGCTTCTGTAGATCCATCAGAGGTGACATGACGGCTTGTTTAGCAATACCTCTTTCGATTCCCACCGATACGGGACGGTAATCTCTAACGGCCTGAAATATCTTAGCTGCTGTTTCGTCAAGACTCCATCTACCGTGTATGATATTGTCAACATACCAACCATGCTCATTGACCTTAACCACGGCGATCGCTGTGTCGTCAAGCTTGGAATTCTTAGTCTTCTTTTTGTTGACTTCTTCAAAACCTGCCAAGTCAACGGCAATGTAGTAATCTCCTACTTCGGGTTTATCTTCACTAAACTGTACCCAGTCTTCCTTAAACATTTCTGACCCACGCGCTTCAAAAGACGCCATAAACTCTTGGCGAAACGCATAAGACGACATAGAGCGTTTAGCAACATCAATTTCGTCCGGGTCCAACAATGGATTGTCGTAAGAAGTAAAGTGGTATGCAGCGTACGTCGAATCATTACTTAACTCCGCATATTTATAAAGTTCGTAGAAGTGGTTTCTGCCCATAGGTGTCCCTATGAACATCGCACATCCCTTCTGGTCAGCCAAAGCAGGTCTTAGGATCTGCTCAAATACCTCAGGTTTCATATCAGCGTACTCGTCCATTACTAGGAACTTAAGGCTGACACCTCGCATTGTCTCTGGTCTGTCTGCACCCTTTAGACTAATTGTAGCACCGTTGACAAGCTTAATTTGCAGATTATTAATGTGACTACCGCTGATAACAGGATGCCCCAGTTCAAGCAAGGTTTGCCACATGATGTCTCTGGCTTGTCCCTGAGTAGGTGCGACGTAAAATACATGTCCTCTATCTGCCTGTAGTGCGTTAACAATTAACATCCATGCTGCTAACCTAGACTTACCTGTACGTCGCCCAGCAGCTACTATTTTAAAACGTGTGTCGTCTGCCCAGACTTCCTGTTGCCAAGGCAGTAGTTCTATATTAAGATCCATTGAAGTTATTAAACGCTGCTGATCTTTCTAGTAGCTGGAAGGTAACTGCTACTTCCATCTGCCCTGTTGCTGAAGACGCTTGAGTTTTTACAACGTCTCCGTTATGCAGTACAAAAATACCGTTGTCGTTTTGACCACCTATGATTTCTTTGTTGCCTGCACCAATGCTAGTATCGTCAAAGAAGTACATCTGGTCTACACCACCTGTCTCCCACCAAAGGCTTACTTGGTTTGTACTGCCACCGTGGTTAGCAATAAAGATATACACAATATGTATCGTGTAGCCCGTCGGTATAGTAAACAGTGTCTGCTCAGTAGCGTCTGATAACGTAATGTGTTTTGTATGAAGCATTAGTACAACCAAATCACTGGAGTCGTACCCCTAGTGTCCACGTGTACAAAATCATCGTCAATGCCTATACCTGTGAAGCCAAGGTTCAAAGCATTAGACACAATAGCGTAGCGGTGGGCGGCATTAGTTATTTTTATGTCAGCCGCGATACCTTGGGCATGTGTCCCCGGCACCGCCTTTTTCATTTCAATGGGGTGCTTGGTTGGATGACGGTAACCCGACGTTACCTCAAAGGGGAAGCCACATGCGCCCCGCAATTGGTCTAACTTCTCTAGGAACTCTTGTTCCATGTTGTTGGTGCCAGTGACCTGACAGTCAAACTCTTCTCTTTTGAAGTGCTTAAGACCCATCTACTACTTCTCCTTCTATGATATCGTCTGGAGTAGTTACTTCGGCAGTACCAACACCTGTAATATTGATTTGTATAGCGTTTCTACCAGCGTCTTTGACTACGTCTTTTTCAAAAGCACCCACTGGTAGTATACGGTCCATCACAAGTTTCCAAGCAGCAGCTTGATTCTTGTGGTCATTGTCCAAAGCAGCATCAAAAATTGTCTCTAGGACCTTACGAGACTTAGGACTAGCCAACATCCTAGCCTTGTACTCATTAATTATCGCTGCGTCACCCTTTGGTCTACTTCGGACTTCCGGGGTCTGCCACGACCTCTTTTTTTAACAACGTCGGTCATAACATAAATTATCCCTGATTACAACAATAGTATAACATAAGTTGTCACAAAAGTCAAGCTATTTTAGAGGTAAAAGCAGTAGAAGTACAAACATGAGTAAAATCAACGGGTTACACGGGTTTAATTTTAGGGTAATTTTCCTAATTTTAGCTTATTTTGTGTCTAGGTAGCTACTACAAAAGTACAACACATGTCAACCCCTCCCCCGCCCCATGTTTTTCCACGGGTTTGACACGGGTTGCTACCTGTGTTAGGCCCAAGAGTTGGCATGGTTCTTGCATGGGGCAACACGGGGCAAGTTGGCATGGGCTTTGCATGGGTTGACAAGTGTGTGAGCCTGTGTTGGTCCCCATAGGTTGGCACGATTGTTGCTACGCGAGCTATCTATTACACGCGCACACGCGACTAGCACGGAATGACACTGGCAGTCAATAGTCCAGATGTGTGAATATTTACGCTTCACATCTGGGTCAACCTGTGGCTTACTACACACATGGCGACGGGGGACAGAAGCCACCCCTAAATGAGAATGATTCTTATGAACACATTGAACACAACAGAAGTAGCAGACCTCTTCGCGGAGTACTTGGACGCACATTGGGACTTTGATTACAACGCACGTAAAAAGAACGAGTGCGGTCTAGATAGCTATATCTATAGTCTGTATAGCGCCGATGCGGACAAGGCATGGGACCGTATGTGGGACGCTGAGCAAGCACTAGAGGCTCTAGGAATCGACATCAGGTCTGCTGTCCGTCGCAGAGAAAAAACAGAAGCAGAAGCGGCATAGGAGACAGACATGGGACCACTATTAGTATTCGTATTCATCGTAGCCACATCGGTAGGCATGGGCGCAATGATAGGCTACGAGGCAGGGAAAAACAGTCTAGACAGGAGTTGACTAATCGTAGAGGATTCGCTAGAGTCCTCTGCAGTGAGTCAACACACGAGCCACAGGAGGCATTGACATATGAAGTACCTAGAGTTAGAACACGAGACACACGGACACGTGCGGATTGAGTGGAACGAGAGCGCATCATTCAACTTTCAAACACCCATCGGTGGACAATGGGTAGACTTCCACGCATTCACGTGTTACGGTCTAGAGACTGAACACGAGGCATTCACAGAAGCACTAGAGGCACTGGAGGAGTTAGAGGCATGAGACAGATTGAACAGAAGATGGTAGAGGCAGTGCAAAAAGGTTACAACTGGGAGTTAGCGAATACAGAAGTTTTATCGTGTAGAAACGGTATGTCCGATGTATTCCTACACGGACACCACATAGCACGTTGTTGGGACTGTGGACTGACAGTAGACGTTGACACAGACACGCTGTTGGATTGGCCTACACGTACCACCATGTCGCGTCTGAGAGCATTGGGCGTTGACGTATGCAAACGACGTGGTGACATCTATCTGGACGGAGAAAAACTAGCATGAACAATGTAATACAAGAGTATCTTGCACTGGTAGAACGTACGGTATACCATAGCGACCTAGACGCATTTGATGCGCTAGAGCAGTTGGAGGAGGATTACCCAGAGTTGGCAGACTTGGTCTATCAATCGGCTGGTCCTCTGGCATACGACATACAGAATAACGAGGTGATCTAATGGAAATACTCATGACTATAGCACTAATGGGAGCCTGCTTCGGTTTCGGCTGGATAGTCGGACACGCCACAGGCTACGAGAGAGGACGAGACGAGTGGCCACGATAACACTTGAAGAGGACGCTAGACGCTACGTAGAGGCTCTACGGTCTCCAGCGAACGGCTGGGGCCGACACATGGTGCCCTTCAAATGGAAGAACAAGGAGGGTAAACTAGTGGAGGACTGCACAACCACGGACAGCTGGCGGTCCTACATGGGCAGACGTTACGGCACACAGGAGACGGACAGAGCAATACAGGAAGCATTGGGGCAGTCGTTTACCCACAGGGGCACGACGTGGTTTTATGACGGCACGGAGTCGCAGACTGCGTCTACAGAGGAGGCGACACAGTGAAACATACGTACCAAGTGATTATGACCAAAGTATACGAGGTCAAAGTAGAAGCAGAGTCCAGAGAACAGGCGGAGGAAATATTCGACAACTTCGGAGACTGGGAGGAGTTACTGCGGGTCCATACGCTGGACGTAGAGCCTGCGGACTACCTCACACTACGAGAGGAGGACTAAAAATGTTTGAGAACTGGCAACCATTTTGGGACGTGTTGATACTACTGTCGGCATCTGGTATACTCACGCTTTGGCTATACGTGAAAGGTGAGCTAGATGATTAATGACATATTTTTCTGGGGCTTTTATGCTCTGGTATTCGGGTGGGTAGTGGGCATCCCTCTGCTCTCCCTTTGGATAGCTGTATACACACTAGGAGACACAAAAGATGACTAAAGAGACATGGGAGTTTTGGGCAGACGAGTACCAAGAGTACTACGACGATGACACACCGGTATACCCAGACGATCTGGAGGAGTGGAAGAAGGAGGAGCAGAAGGTGATAGATGAGGTCATACAGGCACTACAGGGGGTCACAGCATGACATTTGAGGAATACGAACAGGGGTACTACTCTGGTGACTCTGAGGACAACTCAGGGCCACCAGAGGACCCAGAGACACACGCCATGGTGGAGCACTTGGTGGAGTTTGACACTGAGATGTACCGTCTGGACAGCCGGAGAAAGTACAAAGGCCTGTCCTATAGGCACCTTGAGCGTTTAATGATTGAACTACATGGGGAGGAATGGAGAGATGCGCTGTAAAGCTTGTGATCGAATCCTAGAGGAATCAGAATTGACACGGAAGGACACACATGGTGATTTTTTGGATTTATGTGGTATTTGTCTTTCTGCTACTGCTTCTGCGGGAGTAGATACAGAAACTATGCAATATTACCAATATGAGATATTTACAGAAGACGAAAAGTATGATACCCTCTACTAAGGTATACTTAGGTATATATACTAAAGAAGAAGCAGTAGTAGTTAACTACAGTAGTACTACAGGAGTAAACTTATGTTAATCGACGAAAGTTCAATCTATGAGGTCACAGGTGGCGACTACAGTGTGTACTGCTTCGGCTACACACAAGCCCGCACAGTGACCAATGACATCATGAGACGCGACCCATGGGGTGGTATACCCTTTGTGATTAGGAAGGACCTTGAGGTGTCCTTTGACGACAAGGGCAACGTTGTTATGTCTAGAGCGGTGCTTGATAAAATCCTATTCATAGCCAGTGATGAACTACCAGAGGGTGAACAGTGAAACAACCAGAGAACAGCCACACGAAGCACTTCGGTAACGACGGACCCATAGGTAACGACGCAGAGATCATTGTGTACTATGAGGAACGTGGTCCAGCAGAGCCAGTCCTACGCATACCTTTTTGGTACTGCAAGGACGAACTAGGGTTGTTTGAGAACTTCGAGGCCTCAGTACACAGGACAGCCAAGGCACTCGCAGAGTCCTACACGTACTGGCCCGAAGGGTACGTCCATGTGCAGACAATCATTAACGAGGAGTACGTGAATATAGTTTGATTCGACAGTAAAAGTAGTGTATACTATTAGTATGTTCTGAGGAATTCTCAGAGCTAAACCAAAGCAACCCAACGGAGATTATTCCATGACAGCAACAACAGTAGAAGGCGTAGTTAACTTCAGCAACGTGACCGAACACGACGTGTACAACGGTCAGTCAACTGGAGCCTACTCCATGACAATCACATTGTCAGAGGA